CGATTATGGCGAATACGATTTTAATGAAAGCGCCGGCCGGTGTCGGCCAGATCATAACGACGGGTCCGCTCAACAGCGGCAGCGTCTACAATGTCGACGCCAACGGCTACGTGCTGGTCGATCCGCGCGATCAGCTCGAGCTGATGCGCGCCGGCTATGCGCTGGCGCCGCAGCAATTGAACTATCGCGACAATCTTGCCGCCACGACCGACCCCGGCGTCGGAAACGACAATACCCAGGACTACGGCCCGGGCTCGATCTGGGTGAACACCGCGAACCTCCGGATCTGGATGTGCGTTTCCAACAGCACCGGCGCCGCGGTCTGGGCGCTCGACGGCGTGCAGCCCGGCGTCGGGATCGAGCCGTCGTCGATGATCACGCAGTTCGGCGCCGGGGCGGCGAATTTCCCGGAGGAAGGCAATATCAACCGCCAGATCAGCTCGGCCGGCGTCAGTCCGGGCGCGACCGGTGCCGACAATGTGATTGCGGTCTATGCGCTGCCGGCGAATTCGTTCGACCAGGCGCTGCGCGGCATCACCATTTCCGCCGCCGGTGCGTTCGCCGCGAACGGTAACAACAAGCGCATCAAGATCATTTTCAACCCGGCGACAGCGGTGGTCGGCTCGACCGTGGGCTCGGGCGGCACGACGATCTGCGACAGCGGCACGGTCACCACCAACGGCGCCGGTTGGCAGTTGCAGGGAACCGTCTTCAAATACGGTTCCGCCGGCTCCAACACCCAGCTCGGCATCCACAATCAGGCGCAGATCGGCGCCGCCGTCGCTTCCATGCTGTCGCCGTCCCTGATCACGGCGGCCGAAAACGGCGCGATCAATATCGCGGTGACCGGCAATGCCACCACCGCCACGACCGACATCGTGTTCAATTGGCTCGAAGTCAACGCGATGAATTAGAGTCATTGCGAGCGGAAGCGAAGCAATCCAGGGCCGCTTGCTCCGAGGCTGGATTGCTTCGTCGCTTTGCTCGCAATGACGCCCGGCCAGTCCGTCCTCTCCAATCTCGCGTTCGAATCATGCCGGCACGGAGCGCCATCCGCATCGGCATGCCAAGGCCCGCTTTTGCGCGGGCCTGACCCACGCCTCGTCTTTTCGCACCCGCTGTCAGCGCCCCCCATGCAACTCCGCCGACCATCGCCGGCGGGGTGCATCGCTTAAGGACGGCGGCAGAACGGGAAGACGGCGTGGGTCATCGGGTCGGGGCGCGCGTCGAATTTCGACGGCAGCGCCCCGACCCACACTTTCCATCCGCTCGTCATCGTTCCGATAGGCGAAAAGCAGGACCGCAATGAGCGCACCGAACCGCACGACGACGTCCACCGTCGCCGACCAAACAGCGCAGCCGACATCGCAACAAACATCGCAGCCAAGCTGGCCGCTGTCGCCCTATCAGGTCCAGATGTCCTATGCCGCGAGCCCAAGCGGGGCGCAAAGCCCGGGCCAAAGCCCGCCGAGCGCCGGCATCGCGCGCGGCAGCGGCGCCGATTGGTTCGGCCCGCTTAATCCGCTCAACCCCATAGCGCCGCCGGATATCGCCGGACGGCGCTTCGATTTCCCGGTCGGCTACAACCTCGTCATCCGGCCCCGCGCCTACGAGCCGGTCGGTTTCCACGAACTGCGCGCCTTCGCCGACGCCTACGATCTCCTTCGCCTCGTCATCGAGACGCGCAAGGATCAGATGGAACGCCAGCGCTGGCGCATCCGGCCGCGCGATCCCCACCTTTCCCTCCCCCGCTGGGGGGGGGGGGTAGGGGGGGGGCGCGGCGCAGCCATCGATGCCGACATGAGCGCGCGCATCGCCGCGGTCGAGCGCTTCTTCCAAAAGCCCGACGGCGTAACGCGCTGGAAAACCTGGCTGCGCTCGCTGCTCGAGGACATGTTCGTGATCGACGCGGCGACGCTGTATTGCCAGCGCACCCGCTCGGGCCAGCTCTTCGCCCTGCAGCAGCTCGACGGCGCTACCATCAAGCGCGTGATCGACGATTGGGGCCGCACCCCGCAGCCGTATCGCAACCCAAACCCTCCCCCGCTTGTGGGGGAGGGAGGGGAGGGGGAATGGGTGTTCCCGCCGGCCTATCAGCAGGTGCTCAAAGGCCTGCCCGCCGTCAATTACTCCGCGCGCGACATCATCTATCGCCCGCGCAATGTGCGGGCTCACCGGGTCTACGGCTATTCGCCGGTGCAGCAGATTCTGATGACGGTGAACATCGCGCTGCGCCGGCAACTCTGGCAGCTCGATTATTTTACCGAAGGGTCGATCCCCGACGCGCTGATCGGCGTGCCGCAGGGCTGGACGCCCGACCAGATCAAGCAATTCCAGGATTACTGGGATACCGAGTTCTCAGGCGATCTGGCGAAGCGGCGTAGGGCAAAGTTCGTCCCGGGAGACACCGCCGCAAAGGTCGTCCAGACCAAGGAGCCGCAGCACAAGGACGATTTCGACGAGTGGCTCGCCCGCATCATCTGCTTCGCCTTCTCGGTGCCGCCGCAATGGGCGGTGAAGGCCATGAACCGCGCCACCGCCGACAACCAATCGGCGCAAGCCGAGGAGGAGGGGCTCGAGCCGACCAAGGAATGGGTGAAGGACCTCGTCGACGAAATCATCGCCGAGGAGTTCGCCTCGCCGGACCTTGAGCTGGTCTGGCTCAACGAGGACGACAATGATTCCGGCAAGGCCGAAGCAGCATTCGAAACCCGCCTCAAACTCGGCGCCGTCACGCTCAACGAGCTGCGCGACGCACTCGGCCTCGACCCTTATGCCAATCCCGCCGCCGATCGCCCCATGGTGCTCACCGCCACCGGCTACGTGCCGATCGAGGCAAATGCGAGTGGTACAAGCGCCGATACGAAGGACCAAGACGGTTTCGCGATCGGGAAATCCAAGCGTGACCTGATATCCGATTTCACAGGGCTCGATGAGATAGCAACGATACTACGCAAGTACGGCTACAACTCGGAAGAGCCGCGGATACCGAAGCATCATAATGGAGGAGGCGAGTGGACGAATGTTGCCGGATCGGACGATCCGAACAAAGCATCCGATGCGCCCGATCCCGGCATACCTTTTCAGCGATACGGTAGGGGACACCATTGGGTAACGAAAAAGATTTTCACGAAACGAAAATTCTCGAACGAGGTAAAAGCGTTCTTCGACAAGGCCAGATCAGGACCGCTTGCCGATTCAACGGTGAATCACAATACGAAAGAGCATAGGGCATATAACGATGCCGTCAACGATCTGCTTGACGAATTCTTGAAGAAGAACAACATTGCCGAGGAGAAAATGACCCTTGCGCAAGCAGACGAGTTTGTGCAGGAGGTAAAAAATTCGGCTAACCCTGTGATCCGTGAGTTCGTTATGAAGATCAATCGGGAAGTCTTGAGATATGGCCTGCGCTGGATACCTTGGCGCCGGGGAGGCGGTGGCGGCGATGATTAAACTGATGACGCGAGACGATATGGAGACGATGAGTCCGGACGAATATGACCGCCGCCAATCCGAACAGTATGAGGTATTTAAAGATCTCGAGGCCCGGGTTGACAAGTTGCTTGAACACTTTGGGCGTCCAGATTATCTGCCGGGGCAACCCTACGGGGACTATCAGGTGCACGGCGATTATAGCGAGTATCCGCAGGTCGTCGTGTTCGTTGAAAATCTCAAGCTCCTGCAGGTGCCCGTTGTGGACGCTCTTCAGCAACTCGTGAAAGAGTTTCCAGGGTGGCAAATTGATCTCATGGTGACGTTGCGGGGCCACGAGGATTGGCCGAACATGGGTATATCGATTCGCGCGGACGAAATCGTAGATGACCTGCAGCGGCAATATTTTCCCCCGGAGTACCAGAAGCTTGCCTACGAACACTCCCGGCAAGGGAATGTCTTGGACCGCTGGAGGGTGTAATCACAGCCATCGGTGCCGTGAAGTGGCATGGTAAAAGCCCGGATGCTTTTGTCGATTCGATGATCTGGGGGGCATCAATGCTGTCGAGCCCAGATGCAACGTCGGCGAAGACCGATACGACGTCCCGGGTTTTTGTTCAACATGAGCGGCGCCTGGTTGGTTTAGTGAAAGAAGCTGACGTAGTGGGGCTGTGACCGGCGGATATAGCCGTCGAAGCCCTCTTGGTCCGCGCTCCACACATACTCGACATCCTCTGGCAGCGGTGGATTGCTGCCGCCTTTAGTGTCGCAATACGGTCCGAGCCTTTTGGTCTCGTTTGCCTGCTGCGCGTAGATGCAGTGGCCTTGATACCACAGCTCGGTGAAGCACTCCCCGGTCCTGTTCACTGGCTCGCCCTTTTCCCTGCCGAAGTTATGCGGAATTTTTTGGCCCGAGCAATAGGTCGGGTCGACTAGCCCGGTCCGTGCCGCCCTCGCCTGCTCCTGCGCGGCTCTCTGCTGGGCCGCTTCCGCTCTCGACTGCTGGCACGCGCTGTCGCAGGTGGTTGCCAGGTTGTAGGCAACGAGCAGCAGCAGCACGGCGCTGGCGCCGATCATGGCCGCGCGTGGAAGACCATCGAATAGGGAGGCACAAAACAGAACGCCCACGCCGGCGAGAAGGGCGAGCACGAGCTTGGCGCTGAAGCCGAATTGGGTCGCTACGACGCCGACAATGATAACAAAGCCCGCGGCAGCGGCGTATTGCGCGTCTTTGGACCAGACTGGCATTGCGTCCCCCGTGACGCGTTCCTTTCCTGGTAGAATTTAATCCACCAAGATAGGGCGGTCCAGCGGTCAGTTGACGCTGGAAGACGTGGTCGCGCTGGAAAACCTGGCTGCGCTCGCTGCTCGAGGACATGTTCGTGATCGACGCGGCGACGCTGTATTGCCAGCGCACCCGGTCGGGCCAGCTGTTCGCGCTGCAGCAACTCGACGGCGCCACCATCAAGCGCGTGATCGACGATTGGGGCCGCACCCCGCAGCCGTATCGCAACCCTAACCCTCTCCCGCTTGCGGGGGAGGGAGGGGAGGGGGAATGGGTGTTCCCGCCGGCCTATCAGCAGGTCCTCAAAGGCCTGCCCGCGGTCAATTACTCGGCGCGCGACATTATCTATCGGCCGCGCAATGTGCGGGCGCATCGGGTCTACGGCTATTCGCCGGTGCAGCAGATTCTGATGACCGTCAACATCGCGCTGCGCCGGCAACTCTGGCAGCTCGATTATTTTACCGAAGGCTCGATCCCGGACGCCCTGATCGGCGTACCGCAGGGGTGGACGCCCGACCAGATCAAGCAGTTCCAGGATTATTGGGACACCGAATTTTCAGGCGATCTCGCCAAGCGCCGCCGGGCAAAGTTCGTGCCGGGCGATACCGCCGCCAAAGTCGTCCAGACCAAAGAGCCACAGCACAAGGACGATTTCGACGAATGGCTCGCCCGCATCATCTGCTTCGCCTTTTCGGTCCCGCCGCAATGGGCGGTGAAGGCAATGAACCGCGCTATCCCCCTCCCTAACCCTCCCCCGCTCGCGGGGGAGGGAAGGGTGGGGGCTCGGCGCAGGCGGAGGAGGAAGGTCTCGAACCGACCAAGGAGTGGGT